GTTATATGTGTAGTTTGTAATGATTATAAATAAGAAATGTTTGCTATTATTGGCAAACGTGGGGGTATAACGCGAAGACTCTAAACGTCTAAGCGTTTTTTCTTCTTCTTCTTCTTCTTCTTCTTCTCCTGGTGTTGCCTGGTTACTCTCTCCAGGATATGCGGAGCGGAGCGCGTAGGAGGAAAGGCGCGAGGCGTTGCGAGGCGGAGCGCGGAACGGCGGAGGCGGTGCGGTGCTGGTGCGGTGCGGTGCTGGTGTCGTGCTTGGCGTGTAGCAAAAGCCGAAACAATCGGAAGGAATTTTTTATAAACTCAAACAACTTTTTTAAAACAATTGATTTCTTTTTTTGTAATAGTAAACGTATATGTATGTATTACCCTCCAGTTCCATGTGTCTGAATAAAAAAAATTTTTTTTAGTATATTTGTCTTTTAATTAAAAAACAAAACGTTATGCATAGTAAAAACTTAAACAAAAGGGATTTTGTAAATGGACTTTATATTGAGGGTGGTAGATTGATAAACGATAGACCTGATTCAATGACTGGTATTCAGAAAGCTGCTTCTATAAAAAGGTCTGTAAAGAATGATCGTAAGATTAATCAAATTGCAGAGGCTATAGAACTTGCTGATGACAACAAAAACTTTAGACAGCTAAGATTTTAGTCACTCATTATCTTTATTTTAGAAGAGAATCTTTATTGGTTCTCTTTTTTTATTTAATATGTACAATAAGCGACACAACAATGTTATTCTAAAAAAAAAACGACACAAACTAACTATCTATTTTTCAATACTTTATATTACTATTTATCTTTAATGTCGATAATGTCGAAAAAAAAGTAATAATAATAATATAAAAAAAGTAGTAGTAGTATAAATATATATATAAGTAAATAGGCTATATCTTTTTCTGCATCCGACACATTTGAAATATTGTTTATTAAAATATATAGTGTATATTTGCATAAATCAAATCAAATACAATGAGCAATTATATACCAAAGGATCTTTTATTCGATCAAGAAGGAAGAGAGAGATTAATTAGTGGGATATCAAAAATATCTAAAGCTGTAAAGAGTACTTTAGGCCCACGCGGAAAGACTGTTCTTATAGAGTCTTCAAATCATACACAAGGAATTACAATTACAAAAGATGGGGTTACTGTTGCAGAGTCTATATCGTTAATAGATCCTGTAGAGAACTTGGCTATTACTATGATGAAGGATGCGGCTCGTAGAACTGCTAATTCTGCTGGTGATGGAACTACTACTGCAATTGTTTTGACTGAAGCTTTAGTAAAAGCTGGTGAAAAGTTTTTAACTTCAGAGCATAATGTTACTGAGGTTGTTAAGAACATAAAAAAAACTACAGAAGAGGTTATTGATAAATTAAAAGAGCGTAGTCGTAAGGTAACTTCTGATATGTTAAAAGATGTTGCTACTATTTCTTCTAATAATGATTCTGAATTAGGTCAGATTATTTCTGAAGCTTACGAAAAAGTAGGTGTTAATGGAATAGTAACTGTTGAGAGTTCTCAAAACCATGAGACGTATGCAACTGTTACAAACGGTATTAAGATTGATAGGGGTTATACTTCTCAAATGTTTATTACTAATCAAAAAAATGACGAGGCTGTCCTGGAGGACACTTTAGTTTTAGTTTGTGACCAGGAGATAAGTAACATTCTTCAAATCGAAACAATTTTAAAACCAATTATACAACAAAACAAAAAACTTCTCATCATTGGAGCTTGCTCGCCCAATGTTGTGAATACTCTGGCGGCAAACGTAGTGAGAAATGGATTAAAGCTTTGTAATATTATACCGCCAAACTTTGGCTATAAGCAACATGAGTTAATGCAGGACATTGCGTTGTCGGTTGGAGCAAAATATTTCTCTGAAAAGACTGGGGATAACTTGAATTTAATAACAATGGAGGATTTAGGTCAAGCTGATAAAGTGATCTCTGGTAAAAATCAAACTGTTATTATTAAAAACAACCAGCTTACTGGAGATATAGAGAATAGGATTAAAGAATTAAAAGAGCAGCAAGAGAATACAGAGATTGTATCTGACAGAGAGTTTATTAACGAGCGTATTGCAAGTTTATCTGGATCTATTGGAGCTATTTATGTTGGAGGTAACTCTGATGTAGAGCAAAAAGAGAAATATGATAGGGTAGAAGACGCTGTTTGTGCAGTTCGTAGTGCTTTAGAAGAGGGTATTGTAAAGGGTGGTGGCTCTGTTTTGTTTGATATTGGTGAACACATGGAGATGCAACGCTTTAAAGGAAAGCCTGAAGATGATTGGGATAACGAAGATGTTGCAGATGTTATTTTAGGACACGCAATGTGTGTACCTTTTTATCAAATATTAGAAAATGCTGGTATTGATGATAGAGGTGCAAGTACTGTTTTAGTAAAATCACATAGTCTACCAAAAGATCATGGGTATGATGTTAAAAATGAGGAATACGGAGATATGTTTGAAATGGGTGTTATTGATCCCTTAAAAGTAACTCGTCTTGCTTTATTAAACTCGGTAAGTGTTGCAACAACAATACTTAGTACTAATGCAATTGTTACTCATGCAAGAAAAATAGAAGAATAGTTATGAAACCAGTCGGAAAATATATTATTATAAAAACAATAACAGAAGAGGTAAAGACTTCTTCAGGATTATTACTTTCTCAGTCAGATGTAGATGATTTTAGATACAGAAAAGGCTCTGTAGTTAAACCAGGGACAGATGTAACTGTAATAAAGAAGGAAGATTTAATTTATTATGATAAAAATGCTGGTCATACAATGATGATAGGTGATAATACTTATACAATTATTCAGGAAAGAGATGTTGTTATAGTTCTTTAATTTCTTTATTCATTTCCTTAACCATATTACGATAAACTTTATCCATATAAGAAGCATCGTTTCTAAAAAGCGGATTAGATATAGCAGTTTCTGCTAATTCTTCTCCGTTTAATTTTTTATATATGGTGTTTATTACTCGTTTAGCTTTGTATGTTAATTCATATAGGGTAGTTTCATTACCATTTTTTTTTCTCCATACATGAATCCACTCTTCATTTAGTAGTTTACGGAAACGGCATATATCCCAGGACATAATTTGCTCATACTCTTTGAATTGACTTTTATTAAATATCTGTTCACTATACAAAAATAGAAGCATTTCTAATTCTGGTGTACCTAACTCATATTTTACCTTAACCCAATACCTTATTACTCTCCAGTACTTTAGAAAGTCGTGGTCAGGTAATTTACGAGTGGTATTTTTTCTTGGATATACTGCTTTAAATTTCATTAAAATAAATTCTTATATTTGTAAAGATAAAATAATTAATTAAAACATATAAATTATGCCAGCAGGAAAAGGGACTTATGGTTCTAAAAGAGGTAGACCACCAGCAAGAAAGATGACTACCCCAGTAAAAAAGAAAAAACCAACACCTAAAAAACCTGTTGCTAAAAAAACAGTTTTACCTAAAACAAGCAAAAGAGTTGCAAGAAAAAATGCAAAACTTACAAAAAGAATTAGTAGAGCTACTAAAAAAGGTAATTCCAAGAAAGCTAAAAAGTTAGCTACTCGTAAACTTGTTAATACTTTAACCAATACAACTCGCTCAAAAAGAAGAATAAGAAAAGCAGTTGCTACAGGTAAAAAATTAGCAAATTCTAAAACTGGTAAAATAGTTGGAGGAGCTATTAAGCTTGCAAAAAACATAAGAAACCTTGACTATAAAGGAGCTGCTAAAACAGTTGTCAATACTTACAATGAGGCTAAAAAAGCTAAAAGGGTTATTAACTATAGAAGAAAGAAAAAAAAATAACAATTAATTATGGCAGATAAAAAAAGAAAAAAAGTAAGAACTCGAGTTTGTAAAACAAATAAAAAAGGAGAAAGAAGTTGTCAGTACAAAATGGTTAACAGAACACCTAAACAGTTAACAGCTTACGATAAAATGAAAAAAACAAATAAAACAAGTAGATCAGGTTTTGGAAAATTAAGTGATCTTGATGTTACAAGTCCAGCTCCTATAGAAAGATAGTTATGGCAGTTAAAGATAAAAGAAGTAGACTACTAAAAAAGTCGGAAAGAAAAAAAAGACAAGCTGAAAGAAGAAGAGATAGAGGATGGCCTCAAGCAGCAAGAAGAAGTGAGCAAGAAGCTTACGAAGCTAAAAGAGAAGCAAGAAACAGTTGCGGAAGAGGTCGTAGATCTGTATATAATTCGTCAGGTGTAAAAACAGGATGCAAAACCATAAAAAAAAGAAACGCATAGGTCGTTTTGATTTAAACATTAAATATATATAATCATGCCAGATCCAGTAAAAAAGAATAACAAAAAAAGAAAAGCAGAAAAGAAAACCAAAGCAGGTAAAGCAGGCTATGGCGCACAAAATAGAACTGGGATTGCTCCTAAAAAGAAAAAAGTAAAAACTACTGGCCCAGGAAAAAAAGCAGTTAAATATAATTATACTAAGGCCAAAAAAGCTAAATTATCCTCTAAACCTCTAAACAAACGACAACTTGCTTTAAAGAAACGAGCAGACTTGAGAGACAAAAAAAAGAAGGTAAAGACTGTTGCTCAGTTAAGAAAAGAAAATAAAATTCAATTTTAAATAAATAGTTATGCCAACAGTAAGTTATAAATGTGGAGACACAGGTAAAATGAAAAAAAAACAATTTCCTTACAACGCAGTAGGAAAGGCTCAAGCTACAGAGTTTGCAAAAACAATGAGCGGTAAAGTAAAAAATAATCCAAACTATGGCAATGAAAAGGCTATGGGTAAAAAAATGTATTAAACTATGCCAGATCCAATTACTAAAAGAGTCAGGGACTCATTAAATACAAGAAAAAAAATAAAAAGAGATTCTACGAGTAGAGTCGAGATGGTTAAAGTCCTAAAAGAAGAATTAGGTAAAAAAGACTATAATAAAATTAGAACTGATAAGGTTAAAGATGTTAAGTTAACTTTTAAGCAAAAGAAATATATTAGTAGAATTAATCGTTTAGCTAAAAAAGAACAAAAGAACCGAAGAAAAATCGGAGATAAATCAATTTTAGGTAGAAAAAAAAATAAATAACTATGAGTTGTAAAGGTTTAAAAGGCAAAGCTTTAAAGGCATGTAAAGCAAAAGCATATGCAAAGCTAAAACTAAGACATCCTAAAATGACTGCTAAGGACACCTTATTAGTGAATAAATCTTCATCTAAAGATGCTTCTTTAGGAAGTTTTACAAATAAAAAAACAAATGCTGCGGTTGCTTTAAAATTAAAAGAAAAGAAAAAGAAGCTTGAAAACAACAATGCAACAATAGATCTTATTGGTACAGTTAATCCTAAAGGTAAAGTAGAAACTACTGTAAAAGTAACTCCAAGAAAAAAAGCTTTATTAAAAAAGAATAGAAAAAAGAGAAAGACTGAATATGTGTCTACCGCTGTTTTTAATAAAAAAGAACTTGCAAGTAAGGTTACTTTAGTAGAAAAAAAGAAAAAAACTGAGGCTAAGAAAAAAACTAAGGCTAAGAAAGAAACTGAGACTAAGAAAAAAACTGAGGCTAAGAAAAAAACTGAGACTAAAAAACCTTATGTAAGAGGCACAGGTAAAAGTACGTTAACTAAAAAAACAAAAGTTAGTGTAGCGCAGAGAAGAAAAACTGCTCTTGCTAATAAAAAGAATAAAGACAAGCAAGCTACCGCTACTTCTTTAGCAGCCAAGAAAGCTGCTATAAGAAAAAAACTGGAACGTACTACAAAAGAAAAATTAAAAGACGCTGGCAAAAAAGTAAAAAAAATCTTTAAAAAGAAAACACCTGCTCAGAAAAAAGCTAAGTTAGAAAAGAAAGTAAACAAAAAACTTTCCAGAAAAAGAACAGGCAATCGATTTAATGCAAAATGGAACTAAAAATCTATTTATAAATATTTGTATATTTGTAATATATTAATTCAAAAAATAAACAACAATGTCGTGTAAAGGATTAACAGGTAAGGCTTTAATAGCTTGTCAAAAAAAGGCTCAAAAAAACAGCAAATACAAATCTTCACCTTCAGAAAAGGGAGATATGTATTATGATAATCAATATTACGATAAAAGTCATATGCGAAAAACAAAAAAGCCAAGCATGAAAGACTTACCATTAGGATCTTCACCAAGAATAGAGGAGTATGGAAAAAGAGGCTGGATGGCGGATGCTACTGTTTCTAAGAAACTTAAAAAATCAAAAGGTAAGTCTAAAAAATAATATTATGAGTTTTAAAAAAGTATAAACAAAAATAGTAATTATGAAAAAACAAGGATTTAACTCAAGACTTAATGAGTCATTAGGTGAAAGAAACGGAAAAAAATCTCAATCTATGAAATCTCGTAGAGATGAGTCTAAGTCAATGTCTAAAAAAATGTATAGTCACTCTTATGGAGCTGATTCAGATATGTCTTATAGACACACAGCTAAAATAGTTAGGCATGATCATTTAAAATAATATTATGAGTTTTAAAAAAGTACAAGCAAAAATAGCAAAAAAATCTGGCGTTTCTAAAAAAGCGGCTGGAGCTATCTTAGCTTCTGCATCAAGAAACGCAAGCGCTAAAGCTAAAAAGAAAAACCCTAAACTTAAAAAAGTAAAAGGTAAATCTAAAAAATAAATAATTAAATTTTAATCAAATGGCTAAAAAGAAAATTATTAAAAAAGAAATTATTAAACCAGCAGTGGATAAGAAAAAGGTTGTTGAGTTAGAGTTAAAAAACTCTATTCAGCAAATAAATATTTATCCAAAGTACAATCCTTTAAGAAAATAAAATGGGAAAACTATTAATAAAATTAGGTTATTGGGTAACAAAGATATGGTGCAAGTTTGCTTGTTTCTATAATTCTATTGTTTCAAAATTAATTATAAAAGTAGATAGTTGTCCTAATCAAATTTGTAAATGTAAAAAATGAAAAATGTTTTCACAAAAGTACAAAGAATTGAAAGATCAAAAGGATTTGGAGATACAGTAGAGAAATTTACAAAAGCTACTGGAATAAAACAAGTAGTAGATAGAGTAGCTAAAGCAACAGGTAAAGACTGTGGTTGTAGTGGAAGAAAAGATTCGCTTAATAGAGCGTTTCCATATAGTAAGTAAACGAGATTTTTAACCCTCAAAAAAAAATAAAATGGCATATCCAAAGATTACAGTAAACACAGGACTGGCGAGAGAAATAATAGCCAGTGACGTAACACCAATACCTTCACCAGACTCAGCAATAATTTCAGGCACATCTACAGGAATTGCAAGCGGAACAGCAGATGTAGATACTGCATTCGCGTTAGAAGATTCAACGGCAAACTTTTTATTAGCAACACCTCCACTACCAGTAGTAGTAGGAGATTTAGTTATTTCAATAGTTGCAGGAGCTGGAACAGCTGCGATAGCACCCATTACAGGACAAGTAATAACTTTAGCGGCAGATATATTTCCTAATGGAAATGAAACTTATGCCATTGTTAAAGCAAATCATTTAATTGTATCTGGAGAAACATTTATAACCAAAGGTGTAAATGTAGGAGATATAGTTTGGAACGACACTGCTAATACTACAGCTGTAGTTACCGCTGTAAACAGTGAAATAGATTTAACTCTTTCAGTTGATTTATTTGGTGGAAGTGAAACTTTCAATGATGACTATGAAATATATTTAGGAGGCCCTGGCGGTTCTTCAAGAATAGATTCGGCAGAAGGATGTTTATTATACGTTGGTAGTTCTTTGTCTCCAATGACAGCTGCTGGAAGTTATGTAGATATACGAGTAAAAACAACAGCAGGAAATATTATTACATTTGAAAAATTTCCAGTTGGAAGTTATTTACCAATACAGATCACTCAACTATTATTAACCTCAACAACTGCTGAAGCAAGGAATGCTTGTGTGGCAATATGGTAATATGGAATTTAACATGTCAGATATAAAATTATACGCATTAAACGCAACCTCGTTGGCCTTATCTTTTTCACATCTTGATATGGTCTTAAAAGTTATTCTTCTAATTATCAGTGTGGGATACACAGCTCAAAAATGGTATTTATTAGATAAAGAAAGAAGAGATAAAAAAAAGAAATAAGTTCTAAATATTAATTTAAAAATTAAAAACACAGAACATCTGTGTTTTTTTTATACTTATAATTATGAAGGATGTAAAAAAAATTATAGTTCATTGCTCTGCTACAAGAGAAGGTGATGACTCTATTAATGCTGAAGTTATAGATCGATGGCATAAAAAAAGAGGTTGGAAAGGTATTGGATATCATTTTGTAATTTTGATTGATGGATCAATTGAAACAGGTAGAATGATAAATAAGTGTGGCGCTCACACAAAAGGAATGAATTGCAGTTCAATAGGAGTGTGTTACATAGGCGGTGTAGAGTCAGAAAGAAATGATAAAGGAAAGTATTCGGCAAAGGATACAAGGACACCAGAACAGATAGCAACGCTTTTAGAATTACTTCGTTTATTAAAAAAAATATATCCAGAGGCTAAGATAAATGGTCATCGAGATTTTGCTGCAAAAGCTTGCCCAAGTTTTGATGCTACAGATGAATATAAAAATATATAATTATGGCATATAAACAAAAATGTTGGAAAGGTTATGTTGCAAAAGGCACTAAAAAATCTCCAAGCGGAAAAAAAACCGCAAGCGGAAAAGTTAAACGCGTTAATAACTGTGTAAAAAAATAAATTATGGCAAAAGCATTTAAGATACATAATATGTATAGCAAAACTGGAATTAAAAAAGTTGCTAAAACAATGAAGGATCATTTAGCATTAAAGAAAAAAGGATATAATCATACTCCTAAAAAGAAATAATGGCAACACCCAGGAAAGGTAAAGCAAAAGTTAAAGTAACTTCTTCTGGAAAGAAAGTTAGTTATGGTCAAGCAGGTCAGGCTTCTGGTGGTGGCCCAAGGGTAAAGCCTGGAACATCTAAAGGTGATTCATATTGCGCAAGAAGCTATGGAATAAAAATGGGATTACCTATTGGCAAAAGAAATAATCCTAATACACCAAATAACTTGTCTCGTAAAAGATGGAAATGTTCTGGTAAAAAATCTAAAAAAATAATTATGAAAAAAATATTTGATTGGTTCGGAGGTAGCGTACTTAAAGATTTATTAGGTGGCCTGGATAAATTATTTACTTCTAAAGAAGAAAAAATAAAAGCTGAAAGTATAATAAAACAAATTATTATACAAAAACAATTAGAGTTGCAGCAAATGCAAACTGATATTATTATAACGGAAGCAAAAGGAAATTGGATACAAAGAAGTTGGAGACCTATTCTTATGATGTCTTTTGGATTTATTGTTATATATGTAAAATTTTTAGCTCCTTTATTGGGGTTAGCAATTCCTGAATTAGAACTTGAATTTTGGGAGTTGTTAAAAATAGGCATTGGTGGATATGTTGTTGGTAGAAGTGCAGAGAAAATATCTAAAAATATAACCATTTCTAAAAAATAAACATCATAAAAAAATGATTAACTTTGTGTTTATAAAAAACCAGTAAAATAGATGGCAAGAATAAGTACATACGGAAATACATCTCCTGTAGTAGCTCAAGATAAATGGATCGGTTCTGATTCTAAGGACAATATGTCTACTAAAAATTTTACTGCTCAAGCTGTTGCTGATTTTATAAATAAAACTGGAGGCCAAGCTCAAAATTTAAGATACACTTACAACGATACAGCAGGATACGAAACAGGTAGTCTTTCTTTTACAGGAGGAGGAGCTGCGGATGTTTTATTGAATAGCATTACAACTATTAATGCAGGTATTTACGATCAAAGAAGTGAAACGTTAGATGTATCTGATTTTGTAACAGGAGCTTTAAATCAGTCAGAAATATTATTAACTGATTGTGTAGATCTATCTAACTGGGCGATATATGCTGTAACATCTGCTGTAAAAGGAGTTAATTTCTTAATAGATTTAGATTTAACATTTAAAGCAGGGGGTGGGAGCTTAATTGCAAATAAAGATTATTTCATATCTTTGCTAAAATATGATAATATTGGTGGGGGAGATTTAAATTTCACAGTAGGGATTCCTGGAAACAGCCTTACTTACTTAATAACTCACAATTTAAATAAATTTCCAGCAGTTTCTGTTTTTGAAGATGGAACTAAAAAGGAAGTATTTGGAGAAGTAATATATAATAATTTAAACCAGTGTACTTTAACTTTCACAAGTTTAGTTACTGCAAAAGCAACATTTAATTAAAAAAAGAAATTATGGCAATAGGGTATTTAACTAATATTGATCTTAATAATAATCAGGTCAAAGATTTTAAGATTGATAACGTAACATCTGATCCAACAGGCCTGTCAGGTGAAGGACAAATGATATATAGAACTGATACTAATCAGATGAAATATCATACAGGATCTAATACTTGGGTAGCGTTTGGAACGAGTGGAGGTACGGTTACTTCTGTAAATATTAGTAGTGCTACAGGGACAATTACTGTCGGTGGTGGCCCTATAACTTCGGCTGGAACTTTAACAGTTAACTTACCAGTTTCTGGGGTTACTGCTGGATCTTATACGAGTGCTGATATTACTGTAGATACTTACGGTAGAATTACTGCGGCATCTGATGGTGGAGCAGGAACAATGACATCATGGAGACTAACAGGAGATAGCGGAACTTCTGCATCTGTTGGGGACAATGATTTAGTTGATATTCAGGGAGGTACTTATATAACTACTTCTGCAAATGGATTTATTGTTGATATACAGCATAATTCTACTACAAGAACTAATACAACAACTACAGCTTCTCCAGCACATGGAGCGACTTTTACTGCAATTGATAGTATTACTTCTAATTCAACAGGTCACGTTACTGCTGTAAATACAAAAACAGTTACTTTGCCAGCTGATTTGCAAGGAGTTACCGAAGTTGATTCTGGTGCTGGTCTTATTACAAGTCCAGTTGGTGGAATAACAAGCGTAGGAACTGTTAGTGTAGATTATGCAGGTGCAGATAACATTGTATTATCAGCTGCTGATGGTGTTACAACTCCAATAACTGTTGTTTCAACGGATAAAATAATTTTAAGTGATGCTACTGATAGCGTTGTTAAATTTGTAAACATATCACAATTAACAGCTGCGATTGGTGGAGGTACAGTAACTTCTGTAGCGACAACTCATGCAGGTGATGCATTTACAGCATCTATTGGAAATAATGCGAATGTTAATCCATCCGTAAATATTGCAATGAATGGGTTATCGACTGATTATATAACTGGTCAAGGTAACTTAGTTAATTTCCCAACAATACCACAAGGTGATATCACAGCTGTAACAACAACATCTCCTATTACTGGTGGTGGAACTTCAGGAAGTGTAGCTATTGGACACGCAACTCAAACAGATACGGAAAGTACAGACGCAGCTACTTTAGCATTTGGCGGCACGTTTGATGCTTATACAGAGGTTACAACTAATGCAACTGGACACGTTACAGGGCATGAGATAACAACATTTACATTACCTGCTAACCCAAATACGAATACAACTTCTTTACCAGTTAAAAATAGTGGAGGAACTACTCAATTTACCTCTACTCAAACAACAGGGGTTAGATTTGCGGCAAGTGGAGGAACATCAATAGCTTTTTCAGCTGCGACTCAGTTAGTTACCTTTAGTTCTACTGATACTAATGAAACATATACACTGCCAGTTGCAGCAGGAGCATCAAATTCAGCTTCGGTTCAATTAACAGCAGGTGGAACTGGATCAGGAGTTAAATCAACAGTAACATTTAATGGTACTGGATCAGGTGTTAAAGTAACAGAGAGTACAGGAAATAACGGTAGTATTACTATAGGTTTACAAGATGACGTTACAATAGCAGATTCTTTAACTGTTGTTCAAGATGTTGGTGTAGGAAATGATTTAACTGTAACAAATGATTTAAGTGTATCAGGTACTGGTTCATTTACAGGTCAAGTTACTGTGCCAACAGCAAATACAGGAACAAGCGCACCAAACTTAGCTCAAGTAGAATTACTTATTGCAGGAGTAGGTGTTTTCCAAGGAGCATATAACGCAGCTACAAACTCTCCAGCTATATCTGGAGGAAGTAACGTGGCTCTTAATTTAGGAGATTACTTTGTAGTGTCTGTTACAGGTAATAACGGAGGATATTTTCCGACTTTAGAACCTGGTGATTTTATATTTGCTAATGCAGATATTGCAGCAAACTCAAGCCCAGCAGCTTCAGCATATACAGTTGTCCAGGCAGATGCCAACATCGCAGGTTCTGGTAGTACAGATGGTGGAACAAATAAAGGTGCATCTGGATTTGATTCAGCTAACTTTACAGTAAGTTCTAATGGTTGGGTTCAATTAAACAATCAAGGTACAGCAGGTAACTACGGAGATGCTAATGAAACAGTAACTCTTGCAGTAAATGCAGATGGTATTATTACTTCAGCTTCAGAACAAGCAATTGCAATTACAGCATCTCAGGTAACTGATTTCTGTACAGCGGTTGATACTTGTGTTGCTGATAATGGTGTAACTGCTAATATAGGAGATGGATCAGCTGTAGCTTACGCTATAAATCATAATTTAAATACAAGAAATGTAATTGTATCATGCTATAGAAACTCTGCTCCTTTTGACACAGTAATGTTAGATGTAGAAAGAACAACTGTAGATCAAGTTACTTTAAGAACGACAGATGCTTTATCCTCTAATCAAGTGTCAGTTATTATTACAAAAGTAACATAGTAGTACATAACATTTTAAAACAAATCAAATAGATGGCAATTAATTTTTTAGTAAACCAAACGATTGATAATACTATTAAATTTGTAGGGAGTGGAGAAAACTACGCTACATTAAAAATGGTTTCTCAAGGATTGGAGGTATCAGTAGGAGATCCTGCTAATACAACTAATCCTTTAGTGCATTTTGATGGTGCTTATGAAAGAGTTCTTATAGGCTCAACAACTGCTGCCAATACACCTTATTTAAGAATAGGAGGAGCAGGGAATCAAAGCTCAAGATTAGAACTTACTGAAACTACAACAGGTGTAGGTCGTGATATGAATTATGGATTTTCATTTAATCAAACTGGAAATGTAAGTAATACATTAGAAATAAAAAGACACAGTAATAGTACTGCTGGTACAAATGTAATAACTCTTGCAAGAGACAATAGTAATGTAACTTTTGCAGGAGATATAACTGTTTCAGGCGGTGATATAACTTTAGGTGGCACAGGAAGAATACAAGGAGTAGATACAGTAAGTGCTAATACAGATGCAGCGAACAAGCTGTACGTTGACAATGCAATATCAGGTGTACCGCAAGGTGACATCACAAATGTTATAGCTGGCACAGGTATGACAGGTGGTGGTAGTTCAGGATCAGTTACTTTAAATGTTATTGGAAGTGATGGTATTACTGCTAACGCAGATAATATCGTTGTAGATAGTACAGTTGTAAGAACTTCAGGCACACAATCAATAGGTGGTGCTAAAACTTTTAGTGACGATCTTACAATATCAGGAGCAACTAAAAATCTTTTTATCTTCAATACAGCTGAAACTCAAGCAGGAGTTGTTTTTGGTGATGCGCAAGGAGAAACAAGTCAAAGAGCAGCGATTAAATTTGATTCAGGAACTGAAACATTAGACTTTTTTGTAAATGACGAGGCTGCTGAAAGAATGTCTATTAACACATCAGGTGTGTTGACATTAGTAGGTGGTCAAATAGTTTTAGGAGCAACAGGGCGTATACAAGGTATAGATAATGTTATATCAAGTACAGATGCTGCTAATAAAGCTTATGTAGATGCAAAGTCAGTTGGTATATTAACTTTAGCTTCAGCAAATGGTATAACCGTAACAGGGGGTACAACTGCAAACGCTACAGTTGGTGTAAACTATACAGCTGCAAGTAATAACCTTGTACACCCAGCCACCACAATTAGTAGCCTTAATACAGGTACTTCTTATGGTACTTATTTTTTATGTGCAGATAGCAACCCAGGTATTACTTATGGTGCGGTTAGTAAAATAAGAACTGGTAACATGAGACTAAATGACTTTGGCAATCCAGATGGTTCTGTCAGTATGAATGCTCAAAAAATTACTAATGTTGCAACACCAACAGCAACTACAGATGCAGCTAATAAAGCTTATGTAGATGCTAATTCATCATCATTATCAGGTTCTGGTGCTGGTGGTAGAGTAACTATCTGGAGTGGAACTAACATCCTTAGTTCTGATGCACAACTTCTTTTTGACACTTCAACAAACAAACTAACATCCACTCTTTTTCAAATACCAAACAATGGTGATTATTTGGGAACAGACACAAGTGGTAATGCCAGAACTTTAATATCTTTAACTTCTGGTAATGATGTTGAGGTTTCAAACTCAGCTCTTACTTCTGGATCTGATACTATAATATATTTTGGAGATAATTTCCGAGTAAAAGATGGCAGTACAAACCGACTTTCAATAAGCTCAAATGGAACTATGAGCAATTTTGGGAATACATTTAATTCTGGGCCAATAAATTTAGATGAGGGTAGTAAAATAGTTTTTGATGATGATGGTGATCAATGGAATTATATTTATGCGAATGGAGGAAGTACGGATATGGCAGTTGGAGGAACTCTTACTTTAATAAATATAGAAGAAAATATATTTGGAGATATAAAGTTAGAAAATATTTATAGCATTATAAATGGTCCAACTTCAAGTAACGCTACATTTATTCCTGTTTATACAGATTCTGCAAGTAGCACTGTTCCAAGACTATTGAGAGAGCAAACACCAACACAGTTTTTATCAAATGCTGGAGCTATAACAGGATCAGGAACAAGTGGTAGAGTAGCCTTTTTTACAGGAACTCGAACGCAATCATCTGATACTTTATATTGGAGTTCATCTAATAATGTTTTAGGTATAAATTATAGTGGCACTACGTTTAATAGTGGAGCATTGCAAATACAAGGCCCTACAACCAGCTCAGGTGGAATAGGCATGCAAATATATAACTCCACATCAGGCTCTCCTTATGGCGCGCATGGTATATATGTTAATGGGCCAAGATATGGAAACGCTGGTATATCTATTAAAAATCCAAATGTAGGATCTACATTCATGAGGTTTTACAGTAGTTCTGGATCTACTGTGGGTACTATAACTCAAAGCGGAAGTTCAAGTACATCTTTTAATACAAGTTCTGATTATAGGTTAAAGGAGAATATTATACCTATGACTGGCTCAATAGATAGGTTAAAAAAATTAAAACCTTCAAAATTTAATTTTATTGATCAAGATGTTAGTAGAGACGCAACTATTACAGTTGATGGATTTATAGCTCATGAGGTTTCTGATATTATTCCAGAAGCTATTACAGGAGAAAAAGATGGAGTAGATTATAAAGGAGATCCTGAATATCAATCAATTGATCAATCTAAAATAGTTCCTTTATTAACAAGTGCATTGCAAGAAGCTGTAGCTAAAATAGAATCTTTAGAGGCAAGATTAAAACTATTAGAATCATAAAAAAAATATTCTTATATTTGTGTTAAGTTTAATAAATAAAATATAATCAAATGTCACAACAATTAAGTAAAGAACAGTTAGAATTATTACAAGGTTTACAAAAACAATTTAATGATTCAAAATTTGAAATTGCAGATTTAGAAATTAAAAAAGCAGATCTTATATCTGGTATAGCTGGTATCAAAGAAAAATTCGCAGAACAAGAGAAATCTTTAATGGAGGAATTTGGTAAAAATGCAGTTATTAACTTACAAACAGGTGAGGTTAAAGACGAAGAAGAAAAGCCTTTAGAGGCAGTAGAATAAAACAACATGGCAAAAATTAGCAACATATCAGCGTATCCTAACATTAGCAATCTTGATGCAGCAGATTATTTAATTATAACTGACGCGGAAAATAACTTAATGACTAAGACTTGTACAATAAGTGCGTTACAATCTTTATTTGGAATTGACACTTTTGTTGCTAAAGTAGCTGTAACAAGTTCTCAATTATCAACTATTTTCACATCACCAGTTACATTAATTCCTAATCCTGGAGCTGGAAAAGTTTTAGATATTATGAGTGTAATGACTTCTTTCGATGCAGGGAATGCTGTTTATGATTTTGCGTCTGGGAATAATTTGTTATTATTAGCAGGCTCTTCAAATCAATACGCTATATTAACTGGTACTTTAAATAGTGCAACAGATTCTGTTAAAAAATTAGCGCTAAATGTTGCAAGTGGAAGTCAAATAGATATTCCTTCAGGAGTTCCATTTACTTTGCAAGCAAATTCAGCTAACCCAACTCAAGGAAATGGATTATTATATTTAAACATATCTTATAGAGTTCTTACAGTGGGAACATCATTTTAATTAAATGGACATAAGAAAAATTTCAATCGGAGCAGACTATAAGTCTGGCGCTATGCATTATATAGTAGGTCAGGATGTTTTAGGCGGCAGTTATGGAATACATCTTATTCAGCATGATGTTGCTTCAGAGTCTTACAAAATTTGGATTATGAAAAAGGATGAAGTCTTGCTTTGGAAAGAATTTAAATGTACCTTACCTATATCTTTAGAATATAATATAAATTTTTAATGAAATCTCCTTATTCGTTTATTGTAAAACCTTATAATAATAAGAGATACGATAACACAAAAACTTACGGTGAAACTAATTTTATCATAAGTACTTCAGAAGAAGACCATAGTGCGTCAAATCGTTACGCAATTGTAGTATCAACCCCTATAGATTATTCAGGGCCTGTAAAAGAGGGTGACACCCTTTTAGTTCATCATAATGTATTTAAGTTTTATAATGATATGCAGGGCCGTAGAAAAAGCGGCAAAAGTTATTTTAAAGATAATTTATTTTTTGTAGATCCTGATCAGTTTTTTTTATACAAACAAAATGGAGAATGGAGAGGGTACAATAAATATTGTTTCATCAAACCATCTCCTGCAAAAAATTCTTTTATTAAAAAATCTATTACAGAAGAACCCTTGTTTGGTACTATTAAGTATATAAATAATCAACTTTTAAGTATGGGTTTAAATGTTGGTGATGAGATTTCTTATCAACCAGAAAGTGAATATGAATTTAATGTAGATGGAGAGCGGTTGTATAGGATGTTTACTAACAATATAACCTTTTCATTATGATATATATTGTAGATGATTTTGTACAAAAAAATCTTTTTGAAATAGCTAATAAATATTTAGACGAAAATGAGTTTAAAAAAATAAAAGCTGGAGATAAAGATTTCCATATTCAAGAATCAAATGAAGAGTTTGATAAATATATAACACAAAAAATATCTATTATTGAAGGCAAGGAAATTAAAAATATTTTAAGTTTTTTTAGAATTGCTACAGATAAATTAGATGTTTCTTGGCGTATTCATTCTGACTTAAATATTAATGGAGAAAAACCTGACAGAGCATTGGTTCTTTATTTATCTCCAAGAGAAAAAGAAGAACTTCATGGTACTGCATTATGGGAGCATGATATATATGGAAGAGAAATACCTAAAGATATTACAGATGAAGAGTATGATAAAATGATAAAAGTAGATGCAAATACTTTAGAAAAATGGAGGTTAAGCACTGTAGTTGGTTACGAAGAAAATAGATTAGTTTCTTATCCCTCAAGTTATTTTCACAGTAAATATCCTAACGTATCTTGGAAAGAAGGAAGGAAAGCTTTTGTAATGTTTTATAAAGTTTCTGATTATGAATAAGAAAGAAATTAATAAAAAAAATTCTGATTGGGAAGATAAAGTAGATAAATTAAAACTTAAATATAATCGAAATCAAGATGGATATAAAAAACATAAAAAAAGAGATTATAAAAGCTGGTGAATTAGCTGTTCATCAATTAATTAAAGTTGCAAAAGCAGACATTATTAAATACGATAGCGAAGATGATCTGGCTGCGGATAAATTAAAAAATGCTGCTGCTACAAAAAAGTTAGCAATATTTGACGCATTTGAAATACTAAAAAGAATACAAGAAGAAAAAGACTTGTTGGAAGGAGTTGACACTAAAATAAGTAATACACCAAAAGGATTTGCAGAAAGAAATTCAAAATAAAATATATAATGAGCTTGTTAACATAGTTCCAAAAAATGTTTTGTCTATAAAAAACAAAGCTAAATCATGGACTTATGGATATAATGAGAAATATAATTTTGTTGTAATTTCAAAAACAGGTCAAATTGAAAATATAATAAATATAAGTGGATTAAATATAGCATTACCTAAAGCTCCTAAAAGCTTTATTAAAAGATCAGAAAAAAAAGAAGAGCAATATTGGGAAGCAACAGAAATTCCTAAACAATTAAAAAAAATTAAATCTATATTTCAATGGCATGACACCCCTGCAAGTTTTAAAAACGAATGGGTTGATTACATAGAAACTCAGTTTAATTATAGAGAACAAGGATGTTGGTTTTTAAACAAAGGTGTTCCAACTTATATCACAGGTACACATTATATGTATTTGCAATGGACTAAAATAGATATTGGATTACCAGATTTTAGAGAAGCAAATAGAATTTTTTATATTTTTTGGGAAGCTTGTAAAGCGGATAAACGAAGTTTTGGAATGGACTATTTAAAAATTAGACGTTCTGGGTTTTCATTTATGGCATCGTGTGAAGGTGTTAACACTGGGACTATTACTAAAGATGCTCGTATAGGTGTTTTATCTAAAACTGGTTCGGATGCTAAAAAAATGTTTACAGATAAAATAGTTCCTATATCTAATAACTACCCTTTCTTTTTTAAACCCATACAAGATGGTATGGATAAACCTAAAACAGAATTAGCATATAGAGTTCCTGCTTCTAAGATCACTAAAAAAAATATGTATTTAACTGAAGATCAAGAACTTGAAGGTTTAGATACAACTATTGACTGGAAAAATACTGGAGACAACAGTTATGATGGAGAAAAATTACAATTACTTTTGCATGATGAGAGTGGTAAATGGGAGCGTCCTGATAATATTTTAAATAACTGGAGGGTTACAAAAACCTGTTTGCGTTTAGGTAGCAAGGTTATAGGTAAATGTATGATGGGTTCAACTTCAAATGCCTTAGATAAAGGTGGTTCTAATTTTAAAAAATTATACAATGATTCAGACTGCACTAAAAGAAATTCAAATGGTCAAACAAAAAGTGGGTTATATTCACTTTTTATCCCTATGGAATGGAACATGGAGGGTTTTATTGATAGATATGGGATGCCAGTTTTTAGATCTCCTGAAAAACCAATTTTAGGAATAGACAATGAATTTATATTTCAAGGTGCTGTTGATTATTGGGAAAATGAAGTAGATTCTTTAAAACAAGATCCTGATGCTTTAAATGAATTTTACAGACAATTTCCTCGATCAGAGTCTCATGCTTTTAGAGATGAAAGCAAGCAGTCTATATTTAATCTTACTAAGATATATCAACAAATTGATTACAATGATTCTTTAATTACTGACCGATATGTAACACAGGGATCTTTTTCTTGGGAGAACGGAATTAAAGATAGTAGGGTAATTTGGACGCCTAATAAAAGAGGTAGATTTTTTGTAACTTGGTTACCAGAAAAAGCGTTGCAAAACAATGTTATAAATAAGAATGGTAAAAAATATCCAGGGAATGAACATGTGGGTACATTTGGATGTGATTCTTATGATATATCAGGGGTAGTTGTCGGTAAAGGATCTAACGGTTCTTTACATGGATTAACAAAGTTTAATATGGATAATGCTCCAAGTAATGAATTTTTCTTAGAATACATAGCTCGTCCTCAAACTGCTGAACTGTTTTTTGAAGATGTTTTAATGGCGATAGTATTTTATGGTATGCCAATATTATGTGAAAACAATAAACCTCGATTATTGTATCATTTAAAAAATAGAGGTTATCGTGGGTTTAGTGTTAATAGGCCTGATAAGGTTTTTAATAAATTATCAAAAACTGAAAAAGAATTAGGCGGTATTCCTAACTCCAGCGAAGATGTAAAACAATCACACGCTTCTGCTATAGAATCGTATATAGAAAAGTATGTGGGATTAGATATGGAAGGATCGTATAGAGATAAAGATGATATGGGTGTAATGAATTTTCATAGAACCTTAGAGGATTGGGCGAAATTTGATATAAGCAATAGAACTAAGTTTGATGCTTCTATTAGTTCTGGTTTAGCAATAATGGCTAATCAAAAACACCTGTACACTCCTACTAAAGAAAAATCGAAAATAAGCATTAACTTTGCAAGATATAATAACACAGCCTCGGTTAGTCAATTACTTAATAAATGAAAGATGTAAACATACAAGTTAACTCTGCTGCTTTTCCTGATCAATTTGCTTCAGACTCCGTTAAAAAAACAATGGAATTTGGACTTCAAGTAGGTCAAGCAATTCAGTACGAGTGGTTTAGGAGAGATAGTGGTTCATGTAGGTTTTATAATCAATGGGCAGATTTTAATAGGTTAAGATTATACGCAAGAGGTGAACAGTCTATTGCTAAATATAAAAATGAAATATCAGTAGATGGTGATTTAAGTCACTTGAATTTAGACTGGACTCCAGTTCCAATTATTCCAAAATTTGTGGATATAGTTGTTAATGGTATGTCTGATCGATTATTTAAAGTTAAAACGTATGCGCAAGATGCAATGTCAGCAGAAAAAAGAAATATTTTTCAAGACATGGTTCAAGCTGATATGGTGGCCGCACCTGTTTTAAAAGAGTTAGAGAAACAATTTGGAATCCCTGTTTTTTCGGTAGCAGAAGAAGATCTACCAGGAAGCGATGAGGAGTTAGAATTGTATATGCAAATGAAGTTTAAACCAGCTGTTGAGATTGCTCAAGAGGTTGGTATTAATACTTTGTTAGATGAAAATCATTACCAAGATATTAGAAAAAGATGTGATTATGATCAAACTGTTTTAGGTATTGGTATATGTAAACATATGTTTTTACCAGGTTCTGGTGTTCAAATTGATTATGTTGATCCAGCTAATGTGGTTTATAGTTATACTGAAGATCCTTATTTTAAAGATAATTTTTATTGGGGAGAAATTAAAACTGTTCCAATTGGAGAGTTAATTAAAATAGATCCAGACTTATCTCTTGGAGATTTAGATGAAATATCTAAATATAGTCAATCATGGTATCAGTATTATAATGACGCACAAGCTTACAACAATAGTATGTTTCATAGAGACACAGCTACCTTGTTGTATTTTAATTATAAATCTACAAATTCTTTTGTTTACAAGAAGAAAAGAATGGCTGATGGAACATTTAAAACTGTAGAAAAAACAGATGAATTTAATCCTCCTCAAGAAATGATGGATGAAGGTGGCTTTGAAAAAGTTACTAAAAGAATTGATGTTTGGTATGATGGTGTAATGGTTATGGGTACTAATATTATGCTTCAATGGAAATTGAGTGAAAATATGGTTAGACCAAAATCAGCAAATCAATATGCAAGACCTAATTATATAGCTTGCGCGCCAAGAATGTACAAAGGAGCTGTTGAATCTTTAGTTCGTAGAATGATTCCGTTTGCGGATTTAATTCAAATGACGCATTTAAAAATTCAACAAGTTGTTTCTCGTGTAGTTCCTGATGGTGTTTTTATTGATGCTGATGGATTAAATGAGGTAGATTTAGGTACTGGAGCTGCATACAATCCAGAGGATGCTTTACGATTATACTTTCAAACAGGTAGTGTTATTGGTAGAAGTTATACTCAGGATGGTGAATATAATAATGCAAAAGTTCCAATTACTCAATTAACAGCTTCAAGTGGAGCAGGTAAAATGCAAATGCTTATAGGCAATTATAATCATTATTTAGATATGATTAGATCTGTAACAGGACTAAACGAAGCTCGTGATGGATCAAGTCCTGATCCTAATTCTTTAGTTGGTGTTAATAAATTAGCTGCATTAAATTCAAATACAGCTACAAGACATATATTACAAGCAAGTTTATATATGACAAGAAGTTTAGCTGAATGCTTATCTATTAGAATGGCTGATATATTAGAGTATGCTGATTTTAAAGATGAGTTTGCAATGCAAATTGGTAAATATAATCTTCAAATTATTGAAGATATAAAAAACTTGTATTTATATGATTTTGGAATATTTATTGAAATGTCTCCAGATGAAGAGGAAAAAGCTATGTTAGAGCAAAACATTCAAATGGCTTTATCTCAAAAAAATATAAGTTTAGAAGACGCTATTGATATTAGAGAGATTCATAATCTAAAAATGGCTAATCAGTTATTAAAATTAAAACGTAAACAAAAAGAAGAAAGAGAACAGCAAATGCAAATGCAACAACAAGAGATGCAGGCGCAACAACAAATGCAAGCTCAAGAAGCAGCGGCTCAACAGCAAATGCAAATAGCTCAAGCTCAGTCAGCTGCAAAAATGGAAACAATGACTGCTGAAGGTCAGATGGCGATTCAAAAAATGCAAATGGAAGTTCAATTAAAATCCAAGTTAATGGAGGTTGAGTTTAATTATCAAATGCAATTAAAGGGTGTAGAGCAAAGTCAATTAGACGAAAGAGAGAAAAGTAGAGAAACAAATAAATCTGATAGATTAAATAATCAATCTTCTAATCAATCAAGAATGATTGAACAAAGAAAACGTAATCTACCTTCTATTAATTTTGAATCTAATGAAGATAGCTTAGATGGGTTTGATTTTTCAGAATTTAATCCAAGATAAATAGCCTAAAATTTAATTAAAATTAATATTAACTTTGTAAAAAATCAAATCAAATGGAAATTAAAGTAAGAGAAGTAACAAAAGAGGAAAAGTCTCGTGTTGAAGTAGAAAACGATTTACTAAAAGCGCATGAAGAAAAATATCAAGACTCAGATACAAATGAACCTTCAATAGATAAAGTTAATTTATCTGAAGATAATAAAACAGAAGAGCCTAAAGAAAATAACAATCCTGTTAAAGAACAGGAAATTGAAACACCCTTGGTTGAATTAAATGATCAAGACGTTCTTTCATATATAAAAAATAGATACGACAAGGATATTAATTCTGTTGATGAATTATTTGCGGAAAAAGAGGCAAATGTTGATTTACCAGAGGATGTATCAGCGTATTTTAAGTACAAACAAGAAACTGGACGTGGAATTGAAGATTTTTATAATTTACAAAAAAACTTTGAGGAAATGGAAGACGATGTTGTACTGGCTAATTATTATTCGTCAACTGAAGAAGGTTTAGACGAAATAGACATTCAAGATATTATTGAGGACAAGTTTAGTTTCGATGAGGATTTAGACGAACCAAGAGAAATCAAGAAAGTAAAATTAGCTAAAAAACGTGAACTTGCGAAAGCAAAGAAATTTTTGAATGAACAAAAAGATAAATACAACATTCCTCTTGAGTCAAGTGGGGGTGGATTATCTGAAGAACAGGAAAAAAATCTTAATGCTTACAGAAGTTCAATAGAGGAATCTAAAAGTTTAGAGGAAGTAAACAGGAAGAAAGCTGATTTTTTTACAGACAAAACAAATGATGTGTTTAACAATGATTTTAAAGGTTTTGATTTCAATGTGTCTGATAATAATTTAACTTATAAACCTGGTACTGCGGAAGAATTAAGAAATGTTCAATCTAATGTTGGTAATTTTATTGGCAAATATTTAGACGAAAGTGGATTAATTAAAGACGCAGTAGGTTATCATAAAGCTTTGTCGGTAGCGATGAATCCTGATAAGTTTGCTCAATATTTTTATGATCAAGGCGTAGCCAATGCTGTGGATAATGTTTCAAGAAAATCTAAAAACATAAACATGGATATGAGGCAACAATCTCAAACCGTTTCAAAAGATGGAATGAAAATACGTCCTGTGAGTAGTGATAATAGAAATGAACATGGAAGAGGACTCAAAATTAGAAGTGTTAAAAAAAGTTAAACAATTAAAAACAATTAAAAACAATTAAAAAATGGCAGTAAATGTAACACCAGGATTTGACTTGCAGCCAAGTGCGCAGCAAACTCCGTTATCAACAAACTACATAAACAACTTTGATTTCTTAAATCAGTATCTTCCAGATACTTACGAAAAGGAATTTGAGCGTTATGGAAACAGATCAGTAGCATCATTCTTGAGAATGGTAGGAGCTGAAATGCCTTCTAACTCAGATTTAATTAAATGGGCAGAACAAGGTAGATTACACACAAAATATCAAGGATGTACTTCTGCTTCAGCAGCAGGTGCAGTAGATGGTGTTTGGACAGTTCCAGGAGTAGGAGCAGCACCAGGAGCTGGAGCTAACAATCCTACTAACTTTAATCCACAGTTAAATGCTAATTCAGGTATTTTAGCTACACTTAGAGTTGGACAAACTGTAATGATTTCAGACAATACACCTGGATCAACATTACAAAATAAAGCAATTATCAAAGTAGCTCCAACTTCAGCAGCTCCAGGAACATTTACTGTAGCTTATTATGAAGCAGGCGGTCAAGCAATGGCAGCAGCATCAGGATGTGATATTTTTATCTATGGTTCTGAATTTGCAAAAGGTACTAACGGAATGGTTGGTTCTAACGAGTCTGATGACTTTATTTTTGACAACAAGCCAATTATTATCAAAGACAAATATTCTGTTTCTGGTTCTGACATGGCTCAAATTGGTTGGATTGAAGTTACATCTGAAAATGGTGCAAGCGGATACTTATGGTATTTGAAATCTGAGCATGATACACGATTACGTTTTGAAGATTATTTAGAAACAGCAATGGTGGAAGCAGTTCCAGCAGACGCAGCTTCTGGTGCAGCCGATTTCTTACAAGGTGTAGGAGTAGGTGCAGGTGCAGCTAATCTTTCAGGATCTGATGGTATTTTCTATGTAGTAGGAAATAGAGGTAATGTATTCGGTGGTGGAAACCCAGTTGCTTTAGCTCAATTTGACAATGTTATTCAAAGACTTGATAAGCAAGGTTCTATTGAAGAAAATGTAATTTTTGTAAACAGACAATTCTCATTTGACATTGACGATATGTTAGCAGCACAAAACTCTTATGGAGCAGGTGGTACTTCTTATGGTTTATTTGACAATGATAAAGACATGGCTCTTAACTTAGGTTTCACAGGATTCCGTAGAGGTTATGATTTTTACAAGTCTGACTGGAAATACTTAAACGATCCTACTATGAGAGGTG